CGGGATCGAGTCGTTGTTGATCGTGTATTGACGAACAACGCGAATCGACAGACCAAGCTGCTTGTCTGAGGCGCGGCCAGCGAAATGAACACCGTCAGGCAGTTCCAGATCAGCGGTAGCCAGAGTATAGGCGTTCTTGTGGAACACCAGATTCTGCGGGCTAACTGCGCCGGTCTTGTTAAACGGCGTGACAGCGGCTGTTGCGCTGGTGGTAGCCACGTTTACGTTTTGGAACTGACCGCCTGTGATGATGGCCGGGGAGACCGTCACCGATGCGGAGCCGCCAGAGGTAATCGTAACTGCCGAGGTCACAACAAACGACCGCTTGACGTTGCCACCATAGGGCTGACGGTTCTGCGGGTTGACCGCAAACACGCCATCGATCTGGATGGTATCGCCAGCCTTCAGGACTGCGTTGGCCGTAGCCGCAGAAATCGTGATGGTCGAGGTAGCTGCCCAGCCAGTTGTCAGCGAGCCGGTAAAGGTGCTGGTGTTGGTGGCCATTGTTGCGGTCGAGTACGAACCGTAGGTATGGGTTACCACGTTCTGATCCATGTACCAGTTCATGCCGATGGTGTCCTTACCCATCATGCCCTTCTCGTACTGGCCAGAAATCGTGCCCTGCGGGTTAAAGAGACCCTTGAGCGAGCCAACGATGGATGCGCCGGTAAACGGATCAACCACGCAGGAACGCTTGCCATCGCGGGGTGCTGCCTCACCGTCCAGATAAGCCTGTGCAGTCAGGAACGTAGCGATGTCAGAGGGAACTACACCAGCAGTACCAACGGTGTTGGCGGTGTTCAGAACGGCCATAGTCGTGCCATCAAAGTCCATCTTGTTAGCGATGGCGGCGATAGCAGGCTTCAGAACGCGATCCGAGAACATATCCAACGACAGGGCCAGATCCTGAGTAGTGAACTGGGTGTCAACGTGGAACTGGGTTGAGAGGGTCACCGGGACGGAAGTCTCGTTGAAGTCCTCTACGTTAAGCGCAGGGCCGGTAGTACCAATGAAACGACCGGGACGGCGCACGTTTACGGTGTTACCAATCTTAGCGCCAACAACCGCAAACTGATCGTCATAAGAACGGTCAACGCGGGCCGTGAACGTAAGTTCGTTTTCCAAGACCATCAACGCCTCGTTGGTGATCATGGAGATGGTTAGCAAATTATTTGCCATTTTTTATCACTCCAAAAAAGGTTTCAAGTAACCCCTACTTGATCTTTCCCGCAAGGCGAGCCGCTCTCCATTGTTGGTAAGTCCCATGCCATTGACGATCAGCATTTAGACCTACGTCCACCGTAGAACTGCTTGCCTTGATAGGCGAAATCGGTGCCGGGGCATTCGATTTTTTCGCAACAGGTTCCTTCTTGCTTTCTTGAGGGGTCTTTTCAAACTTAACCTCAAGTCGCCCTATCTCTCTGAGCTGCGCCGTCAATGTCTTGTCGGCTAGTGAACGTGCGTACTCGGGATTATCGGCAAGGTAATACAGGATCTGTGGCCCGTATTCACTCTCAATGATTGCCTCGCTTACTGGCGCACTAACGGGGATGTCCCCGCCAGCAGCAATCGTTTCCTCATAATCCGGCAGTTCTGACTTCACAGCTTCAATTCTCTTTTGGAACTCGGTCTGCTTACGCGCCTGTTCCTCCTGAGCCCTGCGAGCCATCTCTGCTACTTCACGTTCCCGCAGCTTCTTGTCGGTCGTCCACTCGGCCAGAGCCTCAGCGTATTCCAAGGCGTCATTGAACTGGCTTGGATCGGGTTTGGGATCAGGGTCGCTAGGTTCCTTTTGAGGGGAGACCTTAGACTCCAGCTCCTTTAGCCGATTCTCCAGCTCTAACCGCGCTTGGCGCTCCCGATCCGCTTCTTGGCGGGCCAGTTCACGCTGTTTGGTCAGTTCCGAAAACCGCTTTTCAAGTTTCGGGTTTTGCTTCTTCTCACCTGTCGCAACCTCGCCCTCGTTAGTCGGTTCACTCGCCTCTTGCTCGACTACCGGCTCCGCTTCTGCGGCCTCAGTAGGAGCCCCGTTGGGCGCTAAACCAATTTTCTTTAACGAAAACTCGGCTAAATTTTCACTCGTTACTACCATCGCAGCCTGTTTCCGGGCTGGCTCTTGCGCTACTTCTTGCGCTACTTCGGACATGGATCACTCCAAGAATAAACCCGATGAACCCATCGGTAGGTAATATCTATTAAAAACTGTTTCTTGATAGGTGTCAATTATCCCAATCCGGCGATTTGTCTCTGCTGTTGGATAAACGGGTTCTCGGTCTGATTTACCTCCCGCTCGGCAAAGCTCGCCACTTGAGCCTGCTCCATGTCTTTTTCCCTGATGGCCTGCTGGAGCTGGCTGGTGTCCATGCGTTTTAAGAGCATCTTCGTGATGGCATCCAGCTCGGCCTTGTCCTGCGAGGTCTTGGTCGCAAGGATCTGCTGGTTGACCTTGGCCTCGTTGATCGTGTCGGTGTTGTACGCCCTAGAGGTCACATCCATGAGCTTGCGCTTGGTCTCGCCTTCCTGACGGATGGCCTCAACGTCCCCACGGTACTGCTTCTCTAATTGCATTGCGGCAATCATCTGTTGCATATCCGCAATCTGCTTCTCGGCCTGCATGAGCTTCATCTGAACCTCTGGCGGGATGTCGCTCTTCTCGTCAATCTGAGCCAAAGGATTCACCGCAGCTAAGCGGTCTGCAATCACCTCAGCTCCGGGAAAGTCCATGTTCCTAAAGACTAGGTCGCCTGCAAGATTAAAGAGTTCCTGATTGGTAGCAATCATCGGCATCATGGCCTCGACAGCCTCCTGACGCTTGGACTGATAGCCCGGGCCGGTGTCCATGTAGACGTCATACTCACCGACAGTAACGTCATTCAAAATCTTCTCAACGCCCATCTCATCAGGGACTCGCTGGTTAATTGTTACCATTTCTGGCTTGCCATCGTAGCCAATGATCCGCATGACCCGCTCGCGGTCGTAAATCTTCGGAATCAGATCCAAAATGATCCGTCCGGTGTGCTTCATGGATCGGGTCAAGTTGTCAAAGAAATGGAAGTTGGTCATATCGACCTGCATCTGCTGGCCGCGAATAGCCTTCCCAGACTGATTCCCTTGAGGGAGCTGAGAGGGGTCGTAAATGCCTACGACCGACTGTAAGTCCTTATCGATTGCCATCGCCGCAGAAATAACCCCGGCTGGCGGCGGCTCCGGCTGAAGTCGTTGAGGCGCGGGAGCCTCTTTACCGTTGATGTCCGTCTGCTTGTAGCGCAGAACTGGCATCGACTTGATATTGGCCTGCGCCCACTCATTTTCATGCCCTTCGTCTTGACCCTCGGCCATGAGCCACTTAGCCTTCGGAGCCAGAGCTATGCTCTCGGTCAGGCTGGTCTGCCAGTAGTTATACATCCGTTGGGCGTCCTTGGCGTTTCGCACTAGCCCATACTTCTTGCGCTTATCCTCAACGGTCAGCATCTGGCCATAGACCGGAACGACCGGGATGTAGCGTCCTGCCCAAGTTCTTTCCTCTAGGATTTCCAGACCTGTGAGCTTGCACCACTTGATCTCCCGGCGCATCGTGTCGCGCTCTCCAACGACCATGATGCCTGCCGCAGCCATGATTTCCGGGCTGGGGGCTTCGTCCTTGTAGACCTTTGTCCCATCGGACAGCAGTAATAGCTTGGTCTTTTTGCGCTCAACGTAGAAGTATTCAGCTATTCGGATGTCCTCCTTCTGAACCCAATCGGGGTCAAAGTCGCCCGTCCCGCGCTGGTTAAAGTCGCCACCCGAGTCCGCATTGGGGTACTGCTTCTCAAAGTCAGCCTTACTCATAAGCTGGGTGATTAAGACCTTCTCGGCGTCTGATCCATCCGGCTGGACTGAGTTGGGGTCAAAATAGACCGAAAACGGGTTATCGATGGGTCTTAGGTAGATTTCCTGATCAAAGCTGTCGTCCCGCACATAGTCGGTTACGACCCGCCAGTAGCCCCAGCCGATCCTGACCGCATACTCGCCGGCGGTGTCATAGGCTGTATCCGCGTCAGAATTGACCTCGATGTGCTTAAAGATCCCCGTCAGGATGTCCGCAACCTTCGCATTAGCTTCGGAGTTCATGGAATGCGCCCGCATCCGGGGCCGAGACTGTCTCATTCCGTTGACAATCTGCCTGACGTAGGCGTCCAGCTTATTGATCGTCAGACACGGCCTAGCCTCAAGGTGGCGGGAGTTTTGAACCTCAATCGGCCATTGGTTACCGGCTGAGAATCTCAGGTCATCAAGACCCTGTTGCCTGTTCTCGGTGTCGGCCTCGTTGGAAAACTTCAGGAAATCGATTGCCTCCTGAATCCGCGAGTCTGCTGGGATTGCGCTGGGTACGTCTACTTTTGCCATGTTTTTACCCTTTTTTGGTCAGGGTTGACGCTTCTGGATCTACGTCAAACCACCTTTGTCCGCTATTGTAGGCATCAATCATTGCCTTGTAACTGACTTCTTCTTTTCCGAGAACGCCTTTTACTCCGGGTCGGAACGTACTGTTTTCTGTTACCGGATTGCCTTGATAATCTCTAGTGCCTTCCCTGAACCTTAGTTTGGTTCTGTCATCGTCCCATAAAGTTATCTGACGAACCATTTCAAAAATTGACCGAGAAAACGGTGTCGGCTGAACACCAAACTCTCCCGGGGCAATTAACTCTTTGCCGGTCGTGACCCATTTTTTACCGACTTTCCATTTTCCGGGTTTGGCATCGGTAGACGGCAAAAATTGACCGCCTTTATAAAAATATCCATTTGATGCGGCTATTTGACCGCCAGCCGCAGCCCGACCACCCTTGTCTGTGAACTTTCCGTCACTATCGCGTGGGTGATCTGATTCAGAAAATCCACTCATCTTTAGCCCATCCATGATCCCGGGATCTGGTAGACCGGCTTCTTTGGCCCAGACTTCCGGGGTTCGTTCACCACCAAACCAATGTACCTAAACGCATCCGCACCATGCGAATAAATGTCGTGCAGAGGCGATTTAGAGAACTGCTTGGTATCTGGATCTACATCATACCGATAGTGTCTCAAGCATTGTAGCCCCTGATAGCAGTTTTCCTTATCAAAAAAGCACTTGGAAAACATAGTCCGAGCCGCGTTAATCGAGTCAGCCACCGGGACTCTCGGGATCACCTGCACCTTGTAGTTGGCCTGCCTGACGATGTCCGCAATCGACCGGCCAGCCGCAGCTAGGGTCGTGTTCTCGGCGTCATGGGGTAGCCAAATGGTGTCGTACACATAACCCAAGGACTGCATCTGGGCTAGGTAGTAGCTCATGGTCTTTTGGTTGTCCTCTATGTAGCGGATCAACCGGATCTCAAAACCTACGAACTGAACGAACCATATCGCGGTGTTATCTGCCCAGCCTAAGTCAAAGACCGCGTGGACAGGCTTTACGGCGTCATACGGGACTTTGGTGATCCGTCCGTCCATCTCGGCCATCGTCAGCTCTTGGGCAAAGACCGCCCCGTCTACCGTCCTGCGACATAAGCCTTCCCAGACGTTTAGGTAGGCATCGTGATCCCTGACCTCAAGGTTCTCTTTCTCTTCCCGCAAGGTCTGGGGGAACCAAGGGTTATCCCGCCATGTAATCTTCTGCACAAACGCGTTATCCGGCGGGCTGATCACGAACCGCTGGTAGGTGTCATCGGTCTCTAACTCCGGGTTAAAGGTCACCCATATCTCAGAGTTGTCCTTACGGATCGTTGGGATCAGGACGTTCCAGCTTGTCTTGGATATGGTCTGAGCCTCTTCGCACCAGCAAATGTCCACGCCCTCAAAGGATTTGATGGACATGATGTTGTTTTTTAGGCCCACAAAGGAAAACTCCGTCCCGTTGCGGCCCCGGATGGCGGTGTTGGTTATCTCATAGAACTCTGTAAGTCCTAGCTGATCGATCTGGTCGGCCAAGAGCTTGTGTACTGAGTCCTTGATCGATACCTGAAACTCCCGGGCGCATAGGATTCTCAGGGGATCTTTGGCTCCCTTAATCAGCAGGGCTCTGGCCACCCCCCAAGACTTTGCCCCGCCTCGACCGCCGTAGAGAACCTTATACCGCTTGGGCTCGAATAGACACGCAAGTTTTACCGGGAACTCAGCCTTGGCAACCGCCTGAGCTAGTAGCTCACGATCCTCTACGACCTCAGACATCTATGACTTCAGGCTTAACAAACGTGACCTGTATCGCATTCAGGATCGGAGACCCATCGGCGTTTTCCATCTGGTTGATCTGGATGGCTTTGCCGTCTAAGCGGTCTATCACTTCCTTCACCGCCCAAGGCTCTCCAGCCTCAGCCTGAGCCAAGAGCTGCTCTACTATCTTCGGCAGTCTTGTAGGGTTCTGGACTAGAGCTTTCCGCAGGGCGTCATAGAACATCTTGCCCTTTGCTCCATTGGTATTTCCTATCGGTGCGCCCATATCGATTAGCTCAATCTATAACTTCCTTGTGTAGCGTGGAATTGTGAACTGTTTGTCTTGAGTCTGCAACCTTTTCGTAGTAACCTGTTTATCTATTCTTTCGGAGG